TTCGAGAGCCAGGGCCGGAGAATCTAAGCAAGATTGCATAGGCGTTTCCGGTTCCGCCGCAGGCACCGCCTATATCAAGCCGATTGCGCTGGTCGACTGTAACCGTACAGGCATTGATGATTGTACGGGTAAGAAATGATGCGCCGTGTCCCATGTTGGCAAAGCCCTGAGCCGGACAGGGAGTGATGGTACAACTATCGAATTTAATATCGTGCGTTCCGCTTGTCGAATAAGCATCAACCACCACGACCGCGCCGTCATAATTGCAACGGTTTGAGAATCCCTGCGAATTACTGGTAAAGATGCACCGACTAAACGATATATTATAAACGCCCGAACCGCCCTTATCGTAAACGCAATTGGCATTGTCGCCAGTAACCACGACCCTCAAATCTTGAAAGAATATATCGTGCGGACCGATTGACGATTGCTGTTGAAATTGAATACCCTTGCATCCATCGGGAATTGTATCGTTAGTCGCCACGTGAAGGAGTACGCCGTTAATTACCCTGATGTTGTATGAACTTGACGCGAAATAGAAACCGTAATAGCTATCGCCATTGTTAGAGCCAAAGGCTATAGTATCGCCCATCAGATTAAAGACGATATCGTGGCCGGTGAAATTGATGCCGCTGCCAGTTCCGGTAACTTTGGTCCCGTTGACAATAAGTGTCTCAGAATAGGCCGTGCCCGTCTGATTGGCGGTATATGGCAATGACGATATGGTCGTGGTCGTGCCCCACGCCGCACTCAAATTGAGTACGATTGCACTCAAAATGAGAACGGTTATTCTGAAAACTTTATCCATAATCCCAATACTATTAATGCTAACCCCCATGCGCCCACTAACATATTGCGCCAGTTTTCCAACTTACGTACGCGACCATTCTGGTTTTCAACCAGTCCCTTGGTTTCAGAAAGCATGGTTTTGATTGTCCGAATATCTGCCCTGAATTCTCCCAAGTCCTCTGCATAGGGGCAGTTGATTCTTTCGTGTTCGTCAGCCATGTTGCTCCTTATCGCCTACCGCTACGGTTGCTGTTTGAGGTTTTTGAGTACGTGTTTGTTGAAACACCCAAAAAGTTTAACGGACTTGCTATCGAAACAGTTTTTATTCCTCCACTTTTATAGGCATCTTTAATATCTTGTAACACCATAGGAGTAACAGCACCCAACATCGCTTCTGATGGAGTGATTTCATCACCAACCATATCCTTGCCCATAAGCAACGAATAGGGCAATGTTACTGATGGAGCAAGTTTGTAGGCCGTGAAACGATAGAACATTTCTATCGGGTCCCAATTCTTTCGGTCCTCTGGATTTTCTATGCCATTAATAGTTCTGGCAACCAACCTCATCGGTTGTTGCATACCAGCCCATATATCTACTCTTGTATCACCAAACTTTATCTTGCCCCAATCAGGGTCATCGGGGTCGGATATGTTCACATCGAGTCCGGCCATTTTTGCAAGTCCTAATGCCATTGTACCAACCGTAAGCACACCAACCATATCCTTGGCAATCGCCACACGAATCCTTGGTTCTTTGAAATACTTAAACATCATATATGGTGTTTGTATTCTACTAACAGAGAACCGAGGAGCAAAAAAGACCGTAGAGAGTGCGTTTGCCGAAGATGCCAAACTGCCAAGATTGCCTCTGCCAGATGCCACGTTTACCCAATCAGCCCACGCCTTTAGTTCGGCAGTAGTAGCATTGGGATTGGCCTTTAGAAATTCATCAAACACAGACGAGCGCAAAAGATTAAGGTGCGTAGCCATTTGCCGATTAGATGCCTTGATTACTTTCCCAAATACAGGAGTCTTTTCGACAAGGTTAGCCATGAACATTTCTTCTCTGGCATTTATCTTGCCATCAAGTTCAGCCAAATACAGGCCTGCCCTATCTCTCAAATATTGAGTGGGGCTTGTGCGAATAGCATTATCAATCTGGTCTGCGGTATATTGGCTAAAAAACGACTTGAACGACTTGGCAAATGTTTTAATGGCCAAGGCTGGTCTGCCTGCCGAAAGCACAAAACCCTGCCTAAGCGTAGCGGACATATCAGCAGTAGCTTTTAATGTTCTGGCCGTATTTACAACTTCAATACCAACTTTCTTAACTGTCCAAGGTTGTTGGTCCCTAATGGCCTGTCTGATTTTACGCTTTGCCACACGCAGTTCTACTTGTTTACGTTCAAGGTCAGGTGGCAGTTTTTTGATGGTTTTTTCTTCTGGTATTTTGAAATCGCCAGTTCTTAGTTGCTCATTAAGGTCGGCCAACATATCTTCCGTGTGCATGGTCTTACGTAAATCAGATATTTTAGCCTTCATATCTTTGAGTTGTTCGGTTTCTATGGGTTTGTTCTTCCGTAGATTCCTATAGCCATTATCGAGTTGGTCTTGGAGTTTATTGATGGTGGTAAGTGCTTTCTCAAGACGAGACGGAGCAATGCCCGACTTATAGGCTTCTCTACGCAACTCCTTTAGTTTATTTTGCAGAACCCTAATCTCAAGCGGATTAGGAGACCTGCTCTTAGCTCTTTCAAATATTCCGTTCTCGGCGTTCTCAATATCCACAAGTAGTTTAGATTGTTTTTTGATTTGTGCAATCTTTTTCTCTGTGGCAGTGCGAAACTTACCCTGACGATTAGGGTCTTTGGCAATAATAGACTTATAGATGTCCCTCTCGGAAAGTTGGGGCAAATCGGCCTTAACTAACTTAACCACTTCGTCAAGAGTTAGTGCGCCCTCTTTGATGTAGTTGATTGCGAGTTTACCAACAAGATATGCACCCTCGGCGGTTACCCCCGTGACATCGTTTACCCGATAACCCAACTTAGCCAAGTCTGCTTTAATTTGTTTGCGTTGATTGTAAAGGTCTACTTTGGCCTCTGCTGTTCTCTGCCGTATCTGAGATTTTTGAGTTTCTCTTTTAGCCACAAGCTCGGCTTGAAGTCTCTCCGACTCCTGTAAACTGGCCTGATGTTTAATGTCAAGTTCGTTGTACTGTTTTTCAAGATTGGCATATTCATCCGCCATCTTTTGAAACTTAGTTATTTCTTCTGGTGTTAGCTTGGCACCCTTGGATACCTGTGCCCTTTGTACTATACTTGCAAGGTCGTAGTTTTCGGCATTAATCATCATGCGCCGAATAGATAAAGCACGAGCCGTTTCACGACCAGACATATCAGATGCTTCGGTTAGCTTGTCTATGTGGTCAAGAATAGTATTAGACCTTTGGCGTTCAATCTCTATGGCCTTTTCATCACCCTTGGCGATAAGGTCATTTATAGATTTAACGCTCTCGTTATATTCGTTTTTGAGTTCGGCGGCTTTTATAACCATTCCGGCGTGTTCTTCTTGCGACACCATACGCTTAGAAGATAACACTTCATCGGCGGTAGATAATGCAGATTGGTCTAACTTGTCTTGTTTAGCCCTTTCGAGGGTATTAACCCACGTAGTTTTTTCGGTAGGGTCGAGTTCGTCAATGCCAGTATTTCTGCGAATGGTTTCAATCTCTACCTTATTAAGCCCAATAACATTCTCGCCACTCGGCATTTCCGTTGTCATCTTTGCGGGGATGTCAACAGGTTTTAACTCACTCGGTTTAATTTCGGCGGTTTTAACCTGTGCGGTTTCAAGGGGGGTTGGACCAAACGCACGTTCCGTACCAAGTTCGGGTGTCCACTCCTTCGGTTTAATTTCGGCGGTTTTAACCCGTGCGGTTTCAAGGGGGGTTGGACCAAACGCACGTTCCGTACCAAGTTCGGGTGTCCACTCCTTAGACTTCTGTGGTTCTGCTATTATAGGAGGAGGGGGAGTAGGTAATGGTTGTCTCTCTGCACTTAATCCTGTGGTTGCTTGTTCGAGTTGGTCTGCCAACGCAGGAGAAACAGGTTTGCGAGTATGATAATCTACCCAATTACCTTCGGGTTCACGATGTAGCAGTTGAGATACCCCACCGCTTTTAACGCTTACAACATCACCCTGAACTCCTTCAAGTTTAGGCATTACCTTAATATCTGGAGTCTTGATTTCGTTTTTCAAGGTTTCCATTGTATATTTAGCAGACTTTGGTAGCCCCGCTAATTTAGCTCCACCAAGGGTAACTAATGGTGCTTGGGTCATGCCAACCACGTTTTCGGGAGAAGTAACTTCACCCCAAGATGGTCCACCCTTAGTGCCCTCTGTACTTAATTTAATTCGTGCGGCTAATTTAGCCCAGGGGTCAACCAATGGCTCGGCAATATCTTTTTTAAACTCTTGAGCAGGCGCATCCATTTCTTCAGGCGACACATCCTGCCCCGTAATAACCTTATAGGCGTTGGCAAATGCTTTTTTATCAATATCGTATAACTTCTTTAAGAACATAGGTGCACTCGCTACACCCTTAATTGCGGCGATACCAAGGTTGGTAATATATGGAACATGAGTGGGGGTAGTCGGCACATTAGGCACAGACCAATCCTTAGACATTACCTCTTGGTATTTATCCCAAATGCCCCCAGACGTAGGCGTAGCCTGTGCGCTACTTGACATCACAGATTGTGATTTCAAGTTTGAGGTCGCAGGTTGCGACTTTAAGGCTCTGTTCTCGTCCATCTTTTTCCTGAGTCTATTCAACTCAAGTTTTTTGCGGATGTCGTTAATGTCTGGCATTACTGCCCCATAACCGCATCAATTTCTTCGTCTGTATATCCCTCTGATTTTAATTGCTCACGCATTGGGTCTTTTGGTTCTTCGGTTTCCTTACTGGTCATATAAGATGACATCGGAAACATATTATCAAGAGCTAACTTTTCACGCATTAACTGGAGATACTCGGTAGGTTTCCATCCTTCTGGATTCTGCGGAACTGTTAATGTCCCGAATTCGTCTAACGCCTTAACCGCCATCGGGAAAACCTTTTTATTCTCTGTGTTCTTATAAACAAAATTACGAATATCCGCAGTACGCTTATTGGGGTCGATAAACTTGCCAGACGCTTTGTCAGCAGGGTTCCGTAAAGTTTTTAACTGCTCTTTTTTAATCTCAAGATTTATTAATTCTAAAGGATTAAGTCCTTTGGGCGGTATCAACCCCTCATTCATCGTTTCCGCAGTATTGTAATACTGCTTAGTCCGTTCCGCAAACGGTGAACTCGCCATCCTGTCTGGCATCTGTGGTAAGCCCACAACATCACGTTGCATATTACGCAGAATGTCTGCGGGCACCTGATGTTGCTGATACATACCAGCATCGTAAGCCGCACCCAACGGCGCACCACTTCTCGGAGACAGCATCGGGGCAGTACCAACAACCTGATTGTTGGTTGGATTCTGGCCAATCGCTCCGAACAATAGATTCTTTCTGGCATCCTCGTCAGCCTTCTGTTGGAGCATCGCCGTCTTGAATGTGTTCTCGAACTCCCGTTGCTTCTGTTGGTCCACCTGTTGTTTGTACTGCATCAGCATCGTACCAATCTCTTGCAACCCACGAGCTACGTTACGATTCTTTGGAGCCATTACATTCCTAACCATCTCTGCCAAGCCTGCATTGCGGCCTGCTGGTTCTGTTGGTTGCCACCCCAATAGTTACCGAACTGAGATAGACCCTGTTGCATATTCTGTGCTCTTGTGCCTGCGTCTATGCCCGCCAACGCAGATGACATACCGCCTGACTGTTGCCCAAGCAACTGCTGTAACGCCTGTGCCTGTGCACCTGACCCTTGCATCCTCGGAGAGAACGATGAACGCAACTGGTCTTGCTGTTGTGCGAACTGCGGCCTCATCGTCTGCATGGCGGAACCGAATATCTGCTGAATCAATTCTGGGGATAGTCCCATCTGGCCCGACATGGCCTTGCGTAGATAATCTCCGTATTCAGGAGTTAGTTGGTTATTAAGGTTACGGGAATTGGTATAGTTGCCTATAACATCGCCCTGCTGTTGCCACCACTCAGAACGACCTATCCCATTACCGGTAGCGTAATCAGGTTGGCCCTGAAACATACCAACTATTGAGCCGAGTCCGTTAAGACCCATGCCTATAGGATTCGGCCAATCCATGAACCCACCACCGCCACCTGTTGTTGGACCTGCCATATTAGCCCCCTATGACAAACCACATTACGTAAGACGTATCTGCGTTGTCACTTGATTTTATTGTGAACTTGTCTTTATACTTCATTGTCGTTACGCTGTACTTGTTGGCCGCAGTATCGTTTATCGGAGTAATCATTACCGCCAACTCCTTGTACACTTTCTTGAGCACAACCATAACTTCGCCAGATGTCAGCTTCGATTTGCCGTACTCAATCATAGTATCACGGCCATTGATAACTTCGGGAAACAGTTTCTTTAACTGTCCCACATCTGTCGGTGATAAACTTGTCTTTGCCATAATTACCTTATTGGAGTTCCCCTATTCTCGTAGTACACCTTCGCCTGTAGTAACGCGAACTTACTCATCTGGTCGCTACCTATAAAGCGTATCGAAGCCCTCGTGCCATTAGCCCCGTTCTTTATGCGGAACTTCTGGCGTTTAACTGGTAATGTTGAATCGTAACTTATCGTCTGTTGAAATGCTGTGTCGGTACTCGGCGCACCATCCACTATCAGTTCCAACATTCCAACCGTTCCTCGAAACATATCGTTGCCAATATGCTCAAAGTAAATCTCAACTTCCTTGAACGACTTTTCTTGGTTGCCGTCACCACAGGCCGAATCTATTGTGCGAACCTCAAAATCCGGCTGAACAGCACCATAGTTATACGGAGTTCTACCAAGTATGTTGACATAAACACCATCGAAGAATACAAGGTTTTCACCCGACCTGTCCGGTATCTCCGGCAAGAACGCCTGTATGCCAGTCCATCTTGTCCATGCACCCGTAGGAATATGGTAGGCATAGGCAACAATATTTCTGCTGTAATTTGGAGAATCAATTTCGCTTGGGTCAAATACTACGTCACTGCCATCGTTACCACCACCACCACCACCATCATTCGGTGGAGGTGTCACAGGATAACTGATGCCCTCTATCGGTTCTGCCCATACCGCATCATCGCCATAGTCGGGAGGCGGAGGTGGCGGAGGAGGAGGTGGCGGAGGCGGTCCATCACCACCGGGTTCGAGCCAATCGCCACCAGGCCCATCGCCATAGCCATGACCCCAGATAGGTGCCCAATGCACAGGTGGAAATGTCGTAGGCAATGGTGACTCTGATATTGGACCGGTTGTTACGCTTCTGCCTAAAACATTAGGAGAATACATCCAAAGCACGTAGTAATCTTTGTGCAGACTTGCCCAATAGTTACTACTCTCGGGTATACGTACTGTTCTTGATATATCTTGAAACGAACCGCCGTTATACATCACCACACGCTTTTGGCTGTCTAAGAATATGCAACGGTTAGAGTCAATAGTTTTAATAGTCTTGTGCCATGTGGTGCCGTAGGTAGCCGACAGTTCACGGTAGTCATAGTTGGCGACCTGACTTCCCCAGAAACCATAGATACGATTCTTCTTGAAGATTAAAAGTACATCGCCCACAGGGGATAGGGCCGTTAATAAGTCGGGGTCGCCTACAGGAATAGAGTTTAATAAGGGCCAGTTCTCATAAGAGAATTGACTTGTGTAACGAAGAATGGATGAGTCTTTAGTGAATCCCCAACCCGTACCATTGTGGATAGTCATACATTCAAGGTCCTCTGGAGGCAGACCGTATTGAGTTACGTCTAAAACTTCTTGGGTAACAAGGGTAGTATCAGAAACACTATCGCTCGAAGTAGTAATATTGCCATTGATAACTCCGACAAGATAATACACAAGAGGATTAGTTTGGCTTGTTTCGGAAGCATTGGCCTTGGTGCGGTAGAGGTATTTATAGGTTCCCTCACACGTAGGTATATGTCTTATGCCGATAGCCCCAGATAATCCAGTACCTATGGTAACTTCCATAGGTTCGCTTGGTGTTGACCTAAACCCATTTTTGTCGGTAACAATAAGTAGATAGTGATGCAAGCCCTCATCGGGACCAGTACCACTTGGTGGACTGGGGATGTCAAAAGCCATTAGTGAATTATCTATTGATTTCCCCATCAGCCTTGTATCTAAATTAATATCCATCACAGAGGGCTTGATACCGCCAACAAAGTATATCTTGTCCTCATCGGGGATGGCGAACTTAGACTTCAACGGAACCGAGAGATTCTTCGCCTGACCTACAGAGTTGAGATACCTGCTTATTGGCAAGGCCTGTGTATCACCAATAAGAACATAGGGCCAATGGCTTGTCTTATAGTCTTGAAATCGGACAAGCCAGTTGCCCCTGAAATCAGACGCAGGCGACATACGCTTGGTAACGGGAGGTCTCGACGAAACTCCCCCCATAGGCGCACGGCTGAAGTCTGCGTTCTCACAAACACGCAATGCTTCAGGTGGCGCAGCGTCACTACCAAGCCCGTCCATCAGCCCCCCCGCAAATGAGGGAAACAGGTAATCAATGCGTGGCATTAGTCTTTAGCTAACCATTCGATTGTGTAGGTTGCCGCATACGTGCCCGTACCAGTAAATATGAACCTGATATACCGACCGAACCCAATCGCAGTAGCAGGTGTAGCCTCAGTAATAGCGGCGGTATGGTTCGGTATAATGTCCAAGTATGAATCTGTCGATGCATCTGATACGTCTGCATGACTCCATATAATTATCAAATCATGCCATGTAGAGTTATCGTTTGATGTCTGGATTTTCAAAGAGCCTGTGTTGGTTGAACCAGTACAAGTTCCGAACTTTGTGGAAATAATTAAGTCTTTGTATCCACTAACATCAATGGGACTACCTGTGGTTGTTGCAGTAATCGCTGATTGCGATTCTCTGCCATTTAGAAAAGAAACGGACATTGCGCCCTCCCTTAATTAGCGTTGCCGGAAGTACCCGCAGGTGTGGATACTCCAACAATGCCTTTTTTGCTGTATTGTGCTATGCCTTCTTTGGTGTAGCGCATTATCTCCTGCACCAACCATTGAGCTTTCGTTAATTGGTTATCTTTAATAGCTATCTCTTTAGCCACATAATACGGAACCACCATCTGATAATCGTCTGGAATAACAAGAGAGTCCGTCAACGCCGTCAGCGCATCCGGTAGTTTCGCTATCAGAACATTGAGTGTTGCGTTATCCGGTAACGATGGTATTGATGGATATATCGAAACATAGTTGCCACGATACGCCCAGAAGTAAGGGTAATCGCTATCTGCTGCATGAGGTATGGCATCGGGGCTTATAGGTATCAACGGCCTTACGCCAACGTCATTACCATAGTTGTACTCAATACTCAGAACCGCAGACGCACCAGTAGGCGGTGAATACCTGACGGTACTGGCAAGCAAGGTAATTGTACCCCAAGATTGGTAGCACCCCGATTCGGCAGCCACCCACTTCTGGGCATCGGATGTTAGCTTGATTAATCGTGCCGCTGAAATTACATTAACATCGGTCGATTCTTCCAGCAAGTCATGTACCTTGAGCACAACGTCATTTACTGTATAGAGTGCCACATCTACTCCTAATCTATTGGGTAATCCGTATCGCTACCGGAACCATATTTAAGTGAGTTAATCTCGTTTACCCTGTTGGCCTGATAGCCATCACGACCCATTGAACTGCGCTTGTGGATAATGGGCTTGTCCTTGAGAACAGCATCATCAAGGAGAACAATAAAGTCTGGAGTAAGCACACTCCCCCGTTCAATAAAATTCTTAGCCCCCCTCATAACAATGCCGTGCAGTTTGGCGGGAATGGTGGATATATCACCATAGGTCATTTTCTTCAACGCCTTAATAGTAACCGTTTCACCGCTTGGTACGGGTGGCGTGAACTCAATGACTAACTTATCTTGGTCAGCATCATGCAGAGAATAGATGTACGAAGTATCTCCGGTACGGGCTACGTTGTTATATATCTCATTGACTTCATACGAAGACTTCGGGAATATAACCCTGTTGTTGGTACCGTATGTTACTTCAAGAATATTCTCGATGGCAGTGTCCATCTCTTTAGTTGCCGTACCATCGGCAGTAAAGGTGTACTGCGTTTTGCGGAAACTCCACTGCGCCCGATTCCACAAGACATCAGCCGATTCGCCTATAGCCGTAGGAAGTAACGACTCAAATCTTGGATGGAAATCGGGTATCAGTGCCCGCAAGTTCCTTTTCATTTCATCGGTTGTCACCAGCCGTTCTCCTTAGCTTTTTTACGTATTCGTTCTACGTGCGCCTTCTGTTCCCGGGTATTGAAGTTCGGTAATTGCCCTACAGCTTCCGCAACCTGAGCACAGCGATACCAGTTCTCGTCCGCCGATTCGTTGGGATTGCCCTTGCGGATTACGGACATTACTAAGTCTCCGACTTTGATTCCGCCAAGCACGCTAATTTTTTTAACTGCTGTTCCACCACAGGAGCATGGGAGGCTATCAATGAGGGCTGTGGGCCAGCAAAACTCCGTTTGTAGTTTTCCACATTGTCCGCACTTGAACTCGAAAATAGGCATGACGTAATTCCCTTCTTCTCCTGTTCCAAATACGCTATATGGTCCTCAACACCATAAATACCACGCCCTACATGATAGACTCTGATAGTCGGGTCGTATAGAAACTTATAACCATATCTATTGATTCTTGCGCCGAAATAGAGGTCTGTGCCCTTTAGCACTCCACGCTTATTGACGAACCCTGTGAAATACGGTGGCTCCATCTTCTCAATAACCTCACGCTTGATTAACATAAACGCCGTACCGATACAACTGTTCGGTATTTCAAACGGCTTATCGAGAGGATAACGACCCATCGAAATCTCAAACGAATCCAACATACCGGATTCATCCATAGCAAATTCAATCAACGTAACCCTAAACGGTGGCGACTTCAACGTAACCAACGCAGATACCACAGGCACGTTATAATTGACAAGCTTTTCTATTGCACTTGGCTCCCATACCATATCATCGTCTATCCACATCAGGTGCGAAAACTCTGGATGCTCCAGAAAATAATCCACACACTTGTTACGGGCAGTATCGACATAAGGAATCCCAACCGTTCCCCAACGGTTGATTCCTATCGGCTTGTCGGCATAATAAGCAACAGTATTATCCCAACTCACCATCGTCAAAGGCTCCATATATTTATGGATTGGCATCCCCACCATGATATTGGCCTTGACGAGTTTCTTTTTCTTGGCCCTCGCTTCCCGTCCCATAATAATAGGGGCAGAGGCTATCCCCTGCCCCGTTAGAATCCTCCTAAACTACACCAGTTGCACCACTCATAAGGTTTATGCAGAAAGCCGCATTAAGCGACTTCGGGGCCGCATAGAATTTGTATCCTATGGTGCCCTTCTCATCATAAGGCTCGTTAGTGGACTGCGGGCCAGGTGTCTTAATTAAGATTTTATGCTCACGCATACCCTCAAGGCTCACATTCGCAAGAGCGTGTTGGCCCATGATAGGTGTGGAGAACACAACACCGCCTGTCATATTCTTGACACCGGCAACGGATTCACGATACGGCATCGTAGCACGATAGAACTGAACGCCCCACAGTTTGCCAATCTCCCATTTTTCGAGCATGGCCGCCTGTTGGTACTGGCCGATGTTTCTCCAAACGGTGTTGGCAAGCAAGTCGTACTCAACTTGCGGGGCGAGCGATGATTTAAACCATCCGCCAGGGAAAGTATAAAACTTATTTTCCCTCGCCTTGGCAACAGCATATTCAATAGCCGTTCCGGTCATCTTGTTAACTGCGGCCAGACCAGTTCCAACCACTATACGATACGTAGTACCAGTCGTGAATATAGCTGGCGCGGCAGTAGTAAGGGTTACAAGGTCATTAGTAGCCGAGAAATCAGTTACCATCGAGCCATGTCGATAGTTCTTGGTGGACTTGTACGTGGTGGCGAAATGCGCTCCATCGTACAGGTTGTTCGCACCAGTAAGCGCAGCATCATACAGTACGGTTGTGCTGTTTGTGGCTGCCGACGCATCGACAGTGCCTTCATAGGAATAGGTAGAACTGTTGTCTAATTCGTCAACCCTGATTGGGATTGAACCCTTAGTAAACAATTCCACAGCCAACGCTTCCTCAAGTGATTTGGCGGCGGCCTCACCGAAAAGCTCAGATAGACCCTGAAGGTTCTTATCCCTCGCGGTCAACTTGATTATCTCGGTGAACGGTGCCCACTGCGCATACTTGGCGACAGTTGCGGTGATTGTCTGACCAGCAATCGTCACTTCGTTAGCGGTAGATGAGCCTTCGGTAATCGCAGTAGCGTCACCGGCAAATGGGTAGTAGGCGAAATAATTCACCGTCTTGCCCCTCCAAAGAGGAACATTCTTCTTGTCTACCCAATTATCGAGAACAAGATTCTCTTTGAACCTTTCGAGAAACACATTATCATAATATGTTGCGAGAAGTTCAGTATTAAGAGTAGTGGATACAGTAGCCAATTAAACTCCCTATATGGGATTAGCCGCCAGAATACTTATCCTCTGGATTCCAACCAATCCCTGCTTCATCGAGAGCCTTCTGGGACTCAGCGATGGACATTCCCGATTTAAGTGTCGGGGGAGCAGAGCGTTTAGGTTGAGTGGCAGGCTCAACATAGGCACCAGTCTTTTTAGACTCTTGGATTGCGGCCCTATTATCCGCAACAATCTTTTGGGCCTCTACTGCCTTGCCCGATGCATCTTCGTCTTTAGCAAGTAAATAGACAGCGTGGATTGCATTGGGTATAGAAAGTATATTGGGTTGGCTTTCAATCATTGCATCAATCGTTGCACGATAAGGTTTAGCCTCTGGATGCTCGTTGAAATATTCCCCCAAAACTACTTTCTTTGCAATCGGACCCATAAGTTTCATTGCGGCATCATTAATTACCGCATCAGGGTCTTGTATAAATTGTTCGAGTCTTTTGTCCCTTGCCACAGCCGGGTCAACCGGAGGTGGTTGGGGAATCTGTTGCCGGAGCCTTAGATTCTCATTTTCAAGTCTCTGCTTTTCCGACATGAACTTCCGAGTCTCATCCCACATATCATCAGGCGATTTGTATTTAGCTTTCCAGGCGGGTTCCGGCTGTGAAGCTATCGGCTGTTCTGCGGGCTGTTCGGTAGACAACTTCTCTTGTGACGGCAACTCCTGATTGGCGATTAACTCGGCATCGGGGTCGGCGTTTTGGATGTCGTCATCTATCATAATTACTCCTTAAGTGTGCTGGCGAGCTTTAGCGTTTTCGCTGCAACCTCGGCGGCGTGTTTATAAGATTGGATTCTGGCGAGGAGAAAACCTACTCCTCGGCAATATCCTTGATTGTCGGCTAATTTATCAGGAGATACCCCCATGATAGAATCAGCCTTGCGAAATTCATCTTCAATGTCTGCCTTTATAAGCCGCCATCCCTCGGTGTCCAGTATCTTCTTTACTTCGCTCCAACGGTCAATGGCGTGTTCGGCAATCCGAACCTGTTCGTCTGTTATCTGTGGCTTACGAGGCCACTTCCAACTCTTGAATATCTCGTTCATTTGAACACTCCAAATATTCTCGAATCTCCCGTTGGAAACAAATACGGCACCTTGTTAATAATTCGGCCTATGTCTGTCACCATATCAAGAACCTCGATATGTTGAACATCGTCAATAATCCAAGTCACCCTCGGATTGAACAAGTCCAGATTCTTAACGAACCCCTGACGACCCTGACTCTTAATATTAACCATCTTGGCTAACTCGTCAGGAATCCTTACAGGCCCGTCTACTATCAGCATATCGTAGTCTTTAGGGAGATTCTTGCGGAGAATATCAACATCATACCACCCGTTCTTAACGGGGCAATGGATATATGTTGATGGATACAAATTAATAAACTTCTCGTTTTCCTCTACAGAAATCATGGTGTAGTCCTTAGCCAATTCTCCGGTTGACCAACCACTACCCAATTCCAATATCGTAGACCCCTTCGGCAAGACGTTCCTTATGAATTTAAGAACGTGCTCCGACATCGACCACAGCTTCTCCTCATCGGTCATTCTATTTCCCTTCTCAGCCTATCCCCAACGCTATCCCAAGAATAATTATCATATATATGTTTTCTCACACCACAAGATATCTCTTGGATTCTGTCTTTGCCCAAGTTCTTGACCATACTGATTGTGTCTAAAAAATGGTCCATGCTTATCTCGTGTTCAGAACCATCCTTATAATCATTGTCTATCGGGATGTTTGTATTGTTAATAAGTAATTCCTTGAATGGAATCGGCTCTGATGCAGGCATGAAATCTGTTGTTATAACCGGCAACCCACACGCCATCGCCTCATAGATTGGCAAGCCTAAGCCCTCTTTACGAGATGGCGCAAGATAAACATCACCCATAGAATAAAGCTCATACGGGTTATCAACATCCTTGGCATATTGAGAACGGAGTAAAAGATTGAAGGAGTTCCTATTTATTATCGACTGCCAGTATGCAGAAACTACAAGGTCCGTTCCCTTTCTGAATTTATTGCCAAGCTTTCCGGCATTGTGTAGAAAGACAATATTGTCAGACCCCCTCTGGGTAAACTTAAACTTCTCGGTGTCTACGGGAAAAGGGCAATAAACAGACGGCAGGTTATATGATTGGGCTATTTCGTATGCCCACCTTGTCAAGCATACGAACTTGTCGATACTAATATTGTGTTCGTCCTTGATTCTTTTTATGCGCCCTAATCCCACAGAATCGTTCATCGGAATAAAGACTATGGGAATGGACAATTCATTCAGTAGCGATAAGAAATTCCAATTCAGCGGTGTTTCGATTAATAGTATTTTATCCGGTCTTTCTTTGGATAGGTATCTTTCAAAATCTTCTACTGTTGGTTTCGATTCCCAGTTTATCGTGAAAATACTGTGCATTGGTAGATGATTAATGAAAGACTTGGATAGTTGACCTAATCCGCTATTGCCACTAAAACCTATAAAACCAATCCTCATCCACGAACCTGTGTCACGCTTCCATGCTGTGGTGTCGTTTTCTTCCCCATGCTTTGTGATACATTACCCTGACCACTCGCAAGTTTCTGCGGATTCGCCATGCCCGGAGGTCCACCACCCTCGGCCCCCATCATCGCACCCTGCATACCAGTCTGCAACATCATCATCATCGCCATTTGCTTTCCGGCCTCTATCATCTTCATCAATTCGTCATTCTCGTGCATCCCGTATTTCTCAAGTATCTTGTAGAATATAATCGGGATAGTGCCCCATAGCGAAGGATTGCTCTGTGCTATCGTCAACGCCTGAGTCAACTGTTGCACCGCAACCATGTTGTTGAGTTCTCTGTCCTCTGACTCCCAGATGAAATCTACGTTGGCACCAAACATTTCAGGCGTAACACGAACCATCTCATACGGGTCGGCAGAAGAAGATGTAACACGCACAACATTCTCGGCAGTTGAATATTTGCCATTTAACTGATGCACCATTTCGGCAACGGGACCAATGAACGTATCACCAAAAACATTGATATGCAAACCAATGCGCTTGGCGGCTTCATTGGTAAGTAACGATGCTTCGGTAGCCGTTCTGTTTTGATTGGATTGCCCTGTCATATAATCATTCACGCCAGTAACACGCTTGGAAATATCGGACATCAAAGCAAAGAAGTTAAACAGGCTCGGTGCAACATCGGAACCCTTCAACGGGAATATCGCATCCTGCGGATTGCCTCTTGTATGGAAGAACTTGCCAGGACTCGACACCAACTCGGTATCCTCAATCTTGTCCTCGTCAACGCCAAACATCTGATTGACAGAGAAGTTCAAATTGTCCATACCGTTATTGAGCAAATCTTCCATTACCTTCGCAGACTGTGCTCCGGCTTCAATAAGAGATATACCCCAAGGCTCATTGGGAACAGATATAATCTTTCCCAATACGTACATCTTTTTGCGGTTCTTATTTGGCTTATCTTGCAGAAGATGTTTGCCGTTACCAATGGTTATGATTCTGTCGTCTTCGCAATACTCAATAATATCAAAGGGTTTCATTAAGTTTCCCTTATTGGGAGTGTGCCCTTCAATACTTGAAATTGCCTCTTTGTTTTGGTTTGTTTCCCGACCGCTACCATCCCTGACCTCTTGTATCATTTCGTTTACGTTCTTATAAATGCCAAGTTTAGCCATTCTTATGATATAATCTTCGTCCCTACGTACCTTATGGGAACACCACTCGGCCTCATCTACGGTCAACGCATCAGGGTCCATGCTGAAATCAAACGGGTCAACATAGTCCATACAAACATTATCATAGATTGTAACAGTCTGTTCCTGTGGGATAGACCCCATCTCTGGGTACTGTGGGAAAATCGGCGTTGGTATATCACGCTTACCCTCTTGGTATTTCCAGTATATCTTACCAACACAAGTTCCGAATATCAACACAGCGGAAATCTGGTCACGAATAAATTGCTTGTACTTCGCTATATCGTACTGATAGTTCTGCCACGCCTGAATACCCTTGGCCGCATAATCGTCACTTGCCTCTCGACCCCTGACCCTCACGTATGGCTTCTTTCCACAAAAGACATCGAATAGCCGAGACTTGACAACCTCGACCCATTCAAACGCCACAGGCAACGAGACTGCGGAACGACCAGATGCCACCATATCGTCACGATAGCCCCTATACATTTTGTAGTATTGGAGCCATTCATCTCTTTTCGTGGAGATGTCCTTGTCGGCCTGTTCAATCTTGCCGATAATATCAGTAACAAGTTTTTCGTTATCAGCCATTGATTATTCCTTGCAATCTTCCTGTGAGCTTGTCGTATTGATACTTCGGCGCAGGTCGATTACTTGTCGGCCTGATACCCGAGTTAATGATGTATCTTAAACAGTCCATAAAATCGTCGTCACGCTTGTGGATTCTTTCGCTGTATGATTTGCTTTTGTCGCTTTGCACATCAGAGAACATATAGTGCCTAAACTCATCAATTATTCCTATACAATCCCTGAAAACATATAACTCTGGAGGTATAGAATCCAACAGTTTACGAACCTCGTAAATCCCCGATTCCACCTTCTTGTTTGCGGGTATCAACGGAAACCCTTCATCTGCGAAAACATCAAACGGATTCTGGCCCGTTATATTGTCCTTCATATTCAACGCAGGGTCGCCTATACGTGCGTACAGTTTATCAGGCCCGTTAGCTACCAATACACGAGTTACTATATCTGGAATAATTCCACCACTACGTAATTCTCTGTAGACAACCCACGAACCTCTTGGGATTTTATAATAATCATAATCAGCCAATGCCGCCCAGACTACGGAAGTATTCTTGGCAAGATGTGGGTCAACGGCCACAACCTTCTTCCAATCTTTAGGAATATCGAAAGGCTCAATCACGTGGCGCGATTCTTTGAATTGCGGATAAATCAGGCCGTGAAGCTGTACGAACAATCCCTGCTTGCGGATTTTCTTTTCTTCTTCCGTCAGTCCGGCCAGAACTAAATCTTTATCAACTTGCTTTAGATACGGATTCAGGTCCATATCCATCAGGAAACACTCTATGCCGTTAGTACCGTTCTTTTCCCATATCTCCTTGTAAACCCAAGTCAAGCCTTTAAGCGGAGTCATCGCCATAATGATAGAACCACCCCTGTCTATGGTCCTGACAAGGCATCCTTTGTAGATTTCTTCTCTGGCTTCTTCGTCAAGGTAGACAAGGTCAACGTCCATACCTTCAAACTTCTCATCATCCATTTCATAGTTCTTGAAATTGATAATGTTTCCGTTTTTCAACTGCCAGAAGTCCACAAAACCACGCTGAATCTTCTGTTCCTTGGTAATAAACCCCTTGGGCATCCATTTCTTGAGCTTGGGAACGATAATATCACGAGTATACTCGTTTGATTCGGACGCAACCCAGATAATACTGCCCGCATTTCTGCGAACTGGTCGCTGGCGGTACTTCTGACTGCCAGTAGCCCACATTATGACCTCGGCACACGCCGCTTCGGTCTTTCCTGACCTGTTGCCGCCAAATAAACTTCTGATTTTAGCGGTAGATTGGTGAAATGGTAACTGTCCCGTATGAGGTTGATACCATTTCACACCCTCTGCCCGCATTTGCTCGGCTAATCTATCGCCAAGATTGGATACTTTTACAATTATCGGTTCGGTCATTTACCCTTGGTTCCGATAATCCGAATGTCCAATACACGAGTATCAATCGTACTGTCAATCCAAGCCGACAAAGTATCGGTACAGTCAGCCTCGTACTGCAAGTATCCGCCGTAATCACGAGACTTCATTTCAACGGTATCGCCGATTGCACCAACGTGCGCTGTTCTAAGCCAAAAATCAGTCCATGCCGTAGTATCAACATCCCGATGAAATAAACTATCCATCCGAACCATGATGCCAGACCTATCTGTATTTAGGTACAAACTAATCGAATCAGCAGTCTGGTTGTTATCCCAACCAAGCAACTTGTACTGTACCCTTAATGCCGTATATCCCGAAATAGGAATCTTATCAGTCTTGAAATTATCTCCGGTCTTGGTAAACGACCAGCAATAATGCCATACATCATCGCCCAGATAACCCGTCCGATCATTTATGGCATAGTATGAAGGCTTGTATCCCAATAACGCAGGAGCCGTGTAGGTCAACGTATTTGACGTATCGCATACATTCTGCGTATTCGCCAGATGATAACCCAACACACGAATATAATATTGTTGACCAGGTTCGAAATTAATCGCAGTTCCGGTAGACGCAATCCTCAACGGTGAGAACATCATCAAGGTATCAGGCGAACCCAATCCCGCAGAGTCTCTACCAACAGCACAGTTATTCGCCCAAACCGCCCTCACGGGAGCCAATGCCCACGAGTCCGAATTGCGCTTCTTGTACTGTAATGCTATCTTGAGAAGTGTGGAATCAGCCGTGTACCACGTATTCTGTATTCTCAGATTATACCGTAAACTATCCACAGCCACACTGTCCGTAGTCGCTGTAATCACCTGATTAATCGCAATAGTCGTACACGCCACAGGAGTCGTAGAAGCAGTTGTCAACGTAGTCCCCGTAGCTCCCGTTCTCGTGGTATAGTTGAACCGCCAGTAATACGAGGTCCCATTATATAATCCCGTAATAACTGTCGTGTCGCCTTGAGCATAGGCCGCTGGAATAGTCGGAGTATTCGCACTCCTTGTCACGGTCGTACTACCAGCCACCCAATAATCAAGTGTCCACGTTTTCAACGTATCGGGGGTCGCTATCCCAACCAATCTCACAGTCAAGCTTCTGCTCGTGCTGTCTATGCACGCAGTCGTTACAGCAGAATTGGCCGTTTCTACCATGCTAACCATAGCAAAAACAACCAAAATAGAAAACAAGAATTTCTTCATCTTTCGGCCCCCTTCGGGATTACCTTCCGTTATGCGGTTGTAAAAAAGATTATTGTCTATTATAAAAGCGTATCGTCATTATAAAAGGTCGGTGAGCCACAAGGGATAGACCCACCGACCATAAAGAAAAGGAGGCAGGTTATTCCTTGAAAATCTTCTTCTTCACAATATAGGCCTTCGGGATTGAGATGTGGCCCCGAACAATGTCCTTCTTGCTACGAGTGCCAGTATAGGTCTGCTGACCCAATACTATGCCATTCTCGTCATCCCGTATCACTATTCCCGCAGACTCACATTCAATAGAACGCAGTAAATCTTTACTGTCAAAGGTGTCCGACTCATCGTCGCAACACGCATCACGCCACTTCACCCACGCTACCTTACGCATCAACTACCTCATACGTTGCCTCGAATATGTCAGGTTTGCAAGGGTAAAACTCACCCTTAATACCCTTGATAATCCAGTCGTTTAACGAAACTTCAAGTATGCCCTCAAGAGTTGCTATCATCAAACTACCGGTTTCTGTGGGTTCCACCTGTCCGCTTGACCATATATCAATATCAGCACCATTGGTGCCATCCCACTGTATCGCCTCAATCACTATTGGTTTCTTTCTGAATTTCATACCCTACTCCTTTATCGGCTCAACCCACAAGTTCGTCTGACTCGCAGTATTAATCTCGTCAACCTCATCAGCTTCGCGAAACTTAAGCAAAGCATCCTCTTCACTCGCGGCCTCAATAATCACATAGTTTGTTTCCGATACCGCCTGCCACACCCTGTACTTCATCGTCTCCTCCTATATCCTCGGTCCAACCAAATAAAACACATTATCAACAATGCAAATATGATTGCGTCAAGCATACTCACTCAACGCCTGCTTGGTGCGGGTTCTCAGGTCACGCATATCGGCCCTAAACTGCTCTGCCCCACGACATACCTCCGGTGGTGTCCCTGCTATGTCGCCCCACTCCCGCAACAGAGAACGAAGTTGCTCCACTTTAATCTTAGCGTGTTCAGCCAAATGAACATTGCGGTTATCGTAACTTGTTCCACTCACGTGCAACGTCCTACCTGGCCCCAGGAAACAACACTCGGGGCCGGGTATATAAATATGACCAATTCGGTCGCTACTTATATTACCACCGTGAACATCCCCGTAATGCTCGGATAAGTATTGCTCATCTAAAAAAACATGACCACAGTCCCCACATCCCCACAATCTCATCGCTCCTCCTTACCTTGCCACTCCCCACACCAAAATGTCGCACTGACAACCGGACATTCCGCCATATCAATCTTATGAATAACCTGTGGCGGATACCTCCTACAGTTACCCTTTCTCAAAAGACCGTCACAGTCTTTCCAAAATTTGCAACTTATACAAGACTCATTCTCCATACCGTCCTCCTTCGCCCCCAATATAATACACCACCACTAAGTTGTCAAGAGGTTTTTCTTGTGTGCTAAACGCTTACGCTCCATATTGTCGTCTTTAATGTTCATCAAACCATTAAAAGACATCATCTTGCGCACAATCATTAACTTTTGATATGAATGCCACTTATTAGACGACACTACCAACTCTTTTATCTTGTCCTCACTCATAATACCCCACACCATCTACCAACAACTTACAACGGACGATAGAATGGACATACAATCAGGCCACCACCCAAAAAATCATACTACTTTAGCCCCTTTTTTAACTTTTCGCACCTTCGTAACCCCTTGCCCTGTACCAAAACCACGTTTTTAAAAATCGGCTATTGTTCGCATCACAGACTCTTTGTACTTCGTAGCGCAAACACCCTGCCACGCAAATACAACATTACACCTCGAATAATCCGACATGAACCGAAACCACCGATTCCGACACAGTTCCTTCCATAACGGTTTGCTCTCAACATACACCGCTACCTCACCACCACCCAAAGGCCAAACCTCGCTCATCGCCATCGCCATCTTCTTCTACCGCCTCGTACCATCCCAAACCCACTCGTGCTCAGGAACAACATCGTTAATCGACTCCACGTGACGCACATTCTTGATTAGTCTAAAACCCATAATCCCTCCACTATCCCATATTTATGTTAATATCCTCTCTATACCTCTCCACCCTCGCCGGTGGCCTTGTCGGGGTGTATGGCATGGTCGCCTATGCGGTTCGTGCTGGTGCCCGTGCCCGTGTCGCTTGCCTGCAATGCAATGGCCTGCCGCTGTGCTTGTAATAGCTCTATCTCGCTGTCAATCATAGCAAGGGCTTCAGCGGTCGACTCATAGGGCTGGTCAGTGGTAACTTCGTTGTTCACCACGTTGACGACCTGAGACGGGCCTTGCTTATTGCCAGTAAGCCCAAGCGCGTCATGTATCAACACGCCTGCACGTACATTGCCCTTTTTGGCTTGCCTTATCATACTGTTTGCAACCTGAGGTGCCGATTTGGCATACAAATCTGTCACGCACAATTTTAGTGCATCGTGAAACTCAGGTTCATGTACATACTTATAGTAAGTGGTTCTACTGATTCCGGTTGCCTTGCAAATATCGGTAATGTCTTGGTCCGAATTATCTATGTTGACAAGGTAATCAAGTAGTTTGCGCCGCTTACCTTTATATGGTGCGATGTCTTTGCACCCTTTTCCGCCACTTGGATTATACATATCCTATATCGGACCTATCCTTTATCGTTTAGCCTTGGGGCTGTAATGGATTATTTTTTTGCACTAATATTGTGCGTTTCAACGAGTTATACTGCACAAATGTCTTGATTTGACAATGGAATTCAAGATTAAAAGATTTTTATTGTTGATTGATAATGAGTTACGGGGAATTTTGATTTATTTTGAAAATAAAACTTGACATATGCTAAAGGAATAGTATATTACTACCGATACTGATAATGAAACCTTTAACAAGGGGAATTGCAATGTGTGAATCATGCCGACAAGTAAGAATTAATGGGATAGTCTACCATGAAATAGGCTGCCCAGACAGTTGGAAGGACAGGGAATTAAAGTGTGTGTGGTGTGGCGCGAAGTTTACCCCGGAGCATAGACTCCAAAAATACTGCTCTGAGGATTGCTATTATTCTGATAACGGCTAAACAACCTTGTATATCTTGCGTATGTCGATAACGATCAACTTAACAGGAGGACAAAATGGAAACTACGTCAGTCAACACTGTAAAAAATGGCATGCGCCTTGTGGAGATCATTGCAGGCCAGAGGCCTCAGCAATATCCCTGCCCTTGCCGTCCACAACAAACCACTTATGTCGGCAACAACGAGGGATACTGCATACTCTGTGGCCGCATAGTTACGTATGCCGATCACGTGGACGGCACGGCAGTATGGCAATCCATCCTGCCCGATGTCGCGGCCGCGGATCTGCTGGAGCTCGCCGAACACTACAACTGGGCAGAGTGTTGTTATGATAACAACAACATACTCGTACGTAGTCTAACCGGCGGGGAAGGATCCACCGATTGGTATCCCGTAACCGATCAACAGATATTGGACTGGGAGGCCGCCCGATGACCGCCCCTTGTTTTAGGTTGTTTCGCCGGACTTCGGACCGGACCTGTCTTTTTGCTTTTGAAAATAATGCTTGACATACTAAAGTATTGTGTTATACTGTCGATAGAGATAATGAACCAATAACAAGGGATGGAAAAATGAAAGCTTACAAAAAAGAAATTGAGGCGGCATATTTTGAAGTTAGAAACAATGGTAGTGGCGAAAAGATAGATGGTGTTTTTGCGCCAGCAAGGGACACAAAAGACTAACCACAAACCGTAGGAACTCAGGCAAGGTCAGCTTTGTGGCTGGCCTTTTTTATTATCAGAAACGTATAAAGTGTTTATACATAGTTTATATATTTTACATTTAGCACTTTACGTAAAATAAGGAAAGCCGTATTTTACTTTTGATGATTCGTGTTCATTTTTTATGCGTGTTCACGTTTTATGAACAAGGTCAAAAAAGTGAACAAGAGGATTTAAACTCTCTGTTATAGCGTTTTTATACGGTTTTAGCCTAAAAACCGTCGATTCGTTGGGATTAGAAGGGCCAGGACCAAAAAAGTATGGACATGGTATTCCTACTTACGTCGATGAACAACGGGCCAGACTACGCAACCAAGTCTAAGGCATTATCTGATGGCCCCTAAGAGGGGCTGTCGGTTGACAACGCAACCGACTTTAAGGTTAGACCAACTTATTATGGAATATAATCGTATGACCAATATGACTATAATCATGTTGGTATTGACTAAGCTGTTCAATTAGGTCTGCCTCGTCGTATAGCAGAGGTCCAGAAGTCATTCCTCTGTTACGTTCTAAGGCCACGAATCTATCGAACCTCTGCTTAATACGACGGACGACTATATCATGACGAAGCCTGCTGTTTGACTGCGCCATACATTCTAATACTGTCAGTCTAAGCTCCTGGCGCAGGTCATCACGCCAAAACTCATCTTGTAAATACGTCAGCCTGTCAATGAACCCTTTAAATGAATCCAGCGCTTGTTCTGATGTCAGACTTAGTTTACCATCACTGGCAACACAAGCAGGCGAATATTTAAAGTTGTCGATGTATTGCTTGATTTGGTGCTTGTTCATACATCCCTAATAAAGATATTTCACATTTTTTTGAAAAAGCGGTAAAACTTTTTTTAACTTTTTTACGAGGTTTCTTACCGTTTTTTCGCTAACTCTAAGTTCTGTGGCAACATAACGTACATTTTCACGTTGTTGAATTATAGACAGAATTGGTTCATATTCGGGTCCAAAGTCGGTCAAGAGGCGTTCCCGAAGCAGTCTCATTTGATACGTTTTCTCTGTATCCATATTTCTCCTTTCGTGCCTTAATATAGTGCATTGGGTGATAGTTGTCAACCGATATTTTAGGAATACGTATATAAAAATACGTATAAAAAGTTCTTGACATTTGGAATACAGGTGCTATACTGTGGTAGTGATGGAGGGCAATGGCTCGATTTGAAAGCAAAATAGCAAAATAGCAAAATAGCAAAGGAGAACATGCATGAAACCAAAACTATACAAACGGCTTACCGAAGATTTACGCTCACCCTGTAGGTCGTTTTACTGGGAAATTGGCAAGCCGGTAGTCTGTTCCGATTATCAAATCGGCAAGTTCCCTTACGAGGACGCTTGCCCTGTTGGGCTATATTATCTCAGGCTCGACCAGCTTATCTATTGGCATCAAACCCTGCCGATATTTGAGGTTGAGATTTCCGGCAAATCGCAGGAGTGGGGTAAAAAATGCCGAGCGAAAGAGATGGTGATAATCCGCAAATGTGAACCGCATGAAATTATCGATGCTATTGAGCAATCCGGCCTTGAAAAGAAACTCGGTTATAAATACGCAGAGGCATTATTCCCTGTAAATCCATTATTGCTAAATTTCGGTGTTGAACCAACGAAACACGACATCAAATTATTAGAACAATGGGCCAGCATCAGCGTCAGGGACAGCGTCAGGGACAGCGTCGAGGCCAGCGTCGGCGTCTGGGACAGCGTCGAGGCCAGCGTCTGGGACAGCATCGAGGCCAGCGTCAGCGTCTGGGATAGCGTCTGGGCCAGCATCAGCGTCTGGGACAGCGTCAGGGACAGCGTCAGCGTCAGGGACAGGGTCTGGGACAGCGTCGAGGCCAGCGTCGAGGCTTATATTGGCTCGATGCTTCCCGGCGTCAAGAAGTGGCGATACATCGACCACAAAAAAGGCATCTATCCGTTTCAACCAGCCGTCGATTTATGGTATCGGGGATTAGTGCCGAGTTTTGACGGCAAGCTCTGGCGGTTGCATAGCGGACCGGATGCAATGATTGTATGGGAAGGTAAGTAATCTCCCCCAAAAATCAGGTGCTATACTGTGGTAGTGATTAGTGGGTAATGGCTCGATTTGAAAGCAAAATAGCAAAATAGCAAAATAGCAAAGGAGAACATGCATGAAACCAAAACTATACAAACGGCTTACCGAAGATTTACACTCACCCTGCAAGCCGTTTCAATGGGAAATTGGCAAGCCCGTAGTCTGTACTGATTACCAGATTGGCAAATTCCCTAACGAGGACGATTGCCCTATTGGGCTGTATTATCTGAAACTCGAACAGCTTATCTATTGGCATCAAACCCTGCCGATATTTGAGGTTGAGATTTCCGGCGAATCGCAGGAGTGGGGGGGGAAATGCAGAGCCAGGGAGATGGTGATAATCCGCAAGTGCGAGCCACATGAAATTATTGAGGCTATCGAGCAATCAGGACTCGAAAAGAAAGTCGGTTACAAGTATGCCAAAGCGTTATTCCCAGTCAATCCCCTATTGCTTAATTTCGGCATTGAGCCAACAAAACACGACATCGAATTATTGAGACAATGGCAGAAAGTCGGGGACAGCGTCTGGGACAGCATCGAGGCCAGCGTCGGGAACAGCGTCAGGGACAGCGTCGAGGCCAGCGTCTGGGACAGCGTCAAGGCCAGCGTCGGGGACAGCGTCGGGGACAGCGTCTGGAACAGCGTCTGGGACAGCGTCAAGGCCAGCGTCGGCGTCGGGGACAGCGTCGGGAACAGCGTCTGGAACAGCGTCTGGAACAGCGTCGTGGCCAGCGTCGGGAACAGCGTCAGGGCTTATATTGGTTCGATGTTTCCCAATATCGAGAAGTGGCGATACATCGACCACAAAAAAGGCATCTATCCGTTTCAACCAGCCGTCGATTTATGGTATCGGGGATTAGTGCCGAGTTTTGACGGCAAGCTCTGGCGATTGCATAGTGGACCGGATGCGATGATAGTATGGGAAGATAAACCCATCCCCCAAAAATAACGCTTGACAACGCTAAAGAATTGAATTAGATTGACGATAGAGTAATTGAAAACTGAATAGGGCTGGCGTAGTCTATAAGTAGACGGTTAATCAGGACGCCGAACATTCGTAGGGTAATGATAGCCCATATCATACGGCAGTGCAGGTGGCGCACCGGAAACCCTGCCGCCAGCTAAGATAACAAAAAGGAGAACGAAATGTCAAAAATGAAGTTTACCGAAGTGAAGAGAAACGAAATCAAAGTATCGTCCGAAATTGACGACGCCGGAGATTTTCTCATTCGCATAAACGGGACTATCATTGCTTTTCTCGATTCTGACTTCGGAACATTATCAATGGTCCCCCTAACCCTAATCGAGGTGAAAAAATTAGAGGAGTTAGGGTTTGAGTTTGATGGCGATAATTTATTAGCAGTTAGATGACCCGAATTTGCGTACATGGGTCATTGAATCGGGGCGAGAGTTAGAAATATGGCTCGCCCCGAAATAAACCAAAACGGAGGCAGGAATGGATAACAAGAAACGAGATTGGGCCAGCATCTGGACCAAAATCGGCCAGGCGTTTGAAACGCCGTACGAGAAAAGGACTAAGAGGCAATGTAATTTAACAATGAGTGGATTATGTTTTGCACTTAGTCGCTTCACTCGTGATATTAAACCTTATAAAAAGTTGTCGCAAGTTGTAGGGTTAAGAGGACACACAAAGAATGGTTATTGGTGGTTGTGTGGTAATAACCAGAATGATTTACAACGTGCCCTATTCGCCTATTTCATGGCAGCCATAGGAAACAAGGAATTTCAAAAGCTATGGGACGAGGCAGGAATGGATAAACACACAGAGCAAGCGACAGACAGGCTGTTGGCCGATGTGATGTCTATTAAGAATATAGACTCACTCAAGGCCGATATGCTACAGGAGTACGTGATTACCTTAGCTAAGACCACGAATGAGTTTCGTGAGATGGTTAAGGCTTTTCATTGGAGCCATCACAGGGGCGGCAACTGGCGTACTTGCGACCAGATGCCGTGCACCAAGTATCGGGTAGCGATAGAGCGTGCGGAACGGTTGCTTTACGGGGAGGCGTGCGATGATTAACCGCATAATCTTTGAGCCGTTGATTGACGAGAACGGCAAGGTCGTTGTAAGCTCTGTCTTAATGCCGAGAAGGAGAGTAAGCCATGACCAACTTTGACGACGATGATATTAACATTCGCCACGACAACCCTGACGAGGACTACGACCATATTCTCGATGATGGTTGCCGTATGGCGTGGTATAGGCGAGGTGAGTGCAGAGCTAAGTCCGACCTTTCTGCTTCCGCGTCGGATAACAAGGGGCAGGGTAAGGCTAATCCCCCTGCCCCGAAACTTTGCGCATGGTGCGACACGGAACTAATAAAACATCAAACCCATTGTGCCGATGGGACTATTGAGGAATGGGACAATTACTGCCCGTCATGCCAGCGCGAAATAGACGCATACGACTACGAGTTTGCGAAGTTAGTAGACCCAGAAGACATGGAGGCATAAAATAAAAACCCAGATTAAGACGCAAACAACCATAAGGGCCGTTGGCAAGGTTTACTGTGATTGGTGTTGCCAACATATTAGTGCTCAATGTAAGTTGTTTCCGGGGCAATGGCTTAAACCAGGAAAATATAGGGGAAAACCTTATTATATTCGTTGCCAACCTTGCCTTGATGGTGAGAAGGAGGCAATATGAGAGCCACGTGGACCAAGCACCTGGCACAGGCTAAACGTCATATCGACCTTGCGTATAACGAACTGACGATTACTTCTAATCAGGCACCTGGCTACGAGCAGATGTGGATAAACGAGAAGATGGGTAGCGTAGCGGAGATACAAAACAAACTTAAAGCGAAGATAAAGGAGAAGGAATGAGCAGGTTTCAAAAGAATCCAACTATGAAGAACCTAAAAATAGTCGGGTACGGTCATGGTGGTTCTGGCAAAACAACATTTGGCACGACCATGCCGTACCCCCGATTCTGGATTGATGCAGAACATTCGGGCGACCATATCAGGGATGAGAACGATGTGGTTGACTATACCACTTCGTTCAAGGATTTACAAGACGACATTAAGGATGCTGTCGCACAGGGCGCAAAGTCCATCATTATCGACCCAATTACCATCTTTCGGGACACCTTAATTGACAAGGTTGAGTCCGAGACTAAGAATGGCATGGAGTTCAGGGATTGGGCGAAGGTTAAGAAGCCGGACAAACGATTGACTACTGATTGGCAGAACGCACCCTGTCATGTCTACATTACCACCCACGAAAAAGACGAAACCGTTATGCAACGTAGCGATAAGGGCAGATTGGAGCCTGTCAAGATTGGGGTCAAGCCCGATGCCGACAAGAAACTAATCTATGCCCCTGATATTGTATTGCGGTTCTTTGTGGAGAACGGTAAACATTACGCCGAGATAATCAAGATTCGCATACGGAAGGAACTGGCTATTAAGACAGGGTTGACCGTAGGCAAGATTATTGAGAACCCAACCTTTGATACGTTCAAGCCTGTGGTTGAGGCATATTCTCAGGGTAGCACTCCGGCCCACTATTCAGACGATAGAGAGACAAGCGAAAAGGATGAGGCCGTGTTCGATGAGATTGACAAAGAGCAAGAGAACGTAGCCAAGAAGAAACTACTCGGCCAGATTCAGCGTGGTGAGAAGAAATGCCAGGAGTTGAAGATGTTTGGCTGGCAAGACGAGGAGCAAACTAACGCCACCCGTCGCAACCTGCTTGGCACAGAGATTCTTGCCGATGCGAGTATCGAAGATTTAACAGCCTACCGTGATGGTATGGCGAAACAAGTAAACGCAGCAAAGGAGCAGGTACATGAGTAGTGTCAACAAAGCAATCATACTCGGCAACTTGGGCCACGACCCATCCGTGAAAGAAGTCGCAAGTGGCGATAAGGTCTGTACACTTAACGTCGCAACCACGAAAACATACAAAGACAAGTCGGGTGCTAAACAGTCCAAAACTACGTGGCACCGTGTCATACTCTGGGGCAATCTCGGAGAAGTTGCCAGTAAGTATCTCAAGAAGGGTTCGCCTGTCTATATCGAGGGCGAGATTGATAACCGTGAATACGAGGACAGGGACGGCGTGAAGAAGCGTATCTCCGAGATACGTGCGACATCGTTGCAGTTAATAGGCCCGAAGCCACAGGGCGAGTCGCAGGCGGAAGATGTGCCGACAAGTGCGCCCGATGATTCGGGCCTCCCTTTCTAACCTGATTCACTTTGCTACGGGGTGTGGGCTAATCTACCATGCCCATACCCCGAATAAATGGAGGACTAAGATGGATAAAAAGATAAACTGGCCCAAGGTCTGGATGGAGATAGGGCAGGCGTTTGAGAAAAAGGGAAACCTAATAACAAGTAACACCTTAGATAAAAATCCAAAAAGAAACAGTGAAATGACATCTATTGGTTTATGTAAGGCATTTGAATGTGTGATAAACGATGAAAGTATCCCCAACATTCTGAGGGGGAACACTAATCTTGGTGATGGGCTATGTTGGTATGTTTATGAAACAAATATAAATTATGAAATAGGTATAAATGTTGAGTTTTATACTTTCCGTGCCACCTTTTGCTACTTTATGGCCGCAATGGGTGACGAGTTCGAGGAATTTCTTGAATGGTGCAAGGAGAACTAATGCGTGGAATGAATGATAGATATTTTTGGGCGATAGTCATAGTCGCAATCATCGGGTGTGCAGCGGTTGTATGGCAGTTCGGGCAGTGAGTAGAGAGATAGAATTAGCGTGTTCGACAAATTAACCAAACGCCTAAGAGAAGTATTGTGACATCGCCATACAGAGATTACAACAGGGGATACTAATTTGACCCATGCACAACCACAAGCCATCGAAACGGAACGTAGCGTGATTGGTGCCTGTCTACAAAACGAAGAAGCACTCCATACCGCTATGGAACAGCTCATTTACACAGACTTCTTTGACGCTAAGAATCAAAAGGTATTCAAGGCTATGTCGGACCTCTACTTTGCTAATACAGCCGTTGACTTGACTACTGTGCCGAACAAGCTCGGTCGCCAACTGGAGGGGGTTGGCGGTCGGGCATACCTTATGACCATGATGGAATCGGTAGTTGTTATCCATATCGAAGATTGGTGCGCCATAGTCAAGGACAAGTCCATGCTCAGGCAGTTAATTGGCATAGATACCGAAACCATAGAACGTGCGTATCTACCTGATGCTGATGGCAAGGAACTTATCGAGTTGCAAGAACAAAAGCTATTCAAACTATCAGAAGGTACCAAATCAGACATTGTGCATATCAAGACATTCGGGGCAAAGGTCTACGACAATCTTAACAACAGAGTCATGGGCCTGAGTTGTGGGCTGAGCGATGTTGATAATCTCACAAGCGGATTCCAGGATTCAGAGTTAATTATCATAGCAGGTCGGCCGTCTACGGGCAAGACAGCGTTTGCCGTAAACATTATCGAGCACGTTGCGGTTGGCCTGCACCTGCCTATTATGTTGTTCTCTCTGGAAATGTCTAAAGAGCAGATAGCCGAAAGGTTGCTGTATTCACGGGCCAGGGTGCCGAGCGCAAGAGGGCGAAATGGGAAGTCTTTTGGTGATGGGGAACTGACAAGACTTGCATCGGCCTCTGGTCAAGTGAACAACGCACCAATCTACATAGACGATTCCGGCGCATTGTCGGTCATGGAGATTCGAGGCAGGACACGCAAAGCTAAGATGAAGTACGATATTAAGGTAGCGTTTGTCGATTACTTGCAGTTGGTTAGAGGCCAGAAGAATCCAGAGAGTCGCAACCAAGAAGTTACGTTCATCAGCGGTCAGCTCAAAGCGATGGCAAAGGAGCTAAAGATTCCGGTGATAGCGTTGTCTCAGTTATCACGCAAGATAGACGGTCGTGGCAAGGATGCGAAACCGCAACTGTCAGACCTGAGAGAGAGTGGTGCGATAGAGCAAGATGCAGACTTGGTGCTATTTGTTCACGCCAGAGAGACGATAATCATAGGCAAGGCTCGCAACGGTCCGTTGGGCGAGATACCAGTCGTGTTTCATGGCGAGTACACAAAGTTCGATATGGCAGATAGGATACATACAATATGATACACGCAGGAGACGCTTTAACGGTGCTGAAAACGATGGAGAGCGAGTCGGTCCAATGCTGTATAACCAGCCCGCCGTACTATGGATTGCGTGATTATGGTGTCGATGGTCAAATCGGATTGGAGAAAACGCCTGAGGAATATCTGGCAACCATGACCGCTATTTTCCACGAGGTCAAGCGGGTGCTGAGAGACGACGGCACGCTGTGGCTGAATATGGGGGATAGTTATGCCGCGGGCAAATCAGGGAGAGACGATAGCGGAGGCAACGGAAAATTCGGCGGGCCACGCATTGAAATATCCCAGAGAAAAGCACCAAATGGCTTCAAGCCTAAAGACCTGATGATGATGCCCTCGCGTCTGGCTATGGCTTTGCAGGCGGACGGTTGGTATCTGCGCTCGATGATGCCTTGGGTTAAGCGCAACTCGATGCCAGAATCAGCTACCGACAGGCCGTCAAGTGCGGTCGAGTATATGTTCCTGCTGTCAAAGAGCCAGAAGTATTACTACGATGCCGAGGCCGTGAGAGTGCCCAATAATGACCTTGATACAAAACCACGACATTTTAGGAAAACTGGAGACGGTGAAACATTACGAAATGATACTGGCAACCCATATCAACCCCGTTCCGGTCGCAACCGCCGCAACTCCGACTCGTTCTTCGAGTCCTGGCAGGGGCTGTACGAAGAAGATGACGAGCCGTTGGCCCTTATTGTTAACCCACAGCCATTTTCCGGCGCACACTTCGCAACTTTTCCAGAGAAGCTAATCATCCCCTGCATCAAGGCGGGTACGAGCGAAAAGGGGCAATGCGCCACGTGCGGCAGTCCGTGGGTCAGGGAGATAATCCACAAAGCAAATTATGAGAAACGTGAGCCTGCTTATGCCCCAAATTCAGGGCCGAGCAAGGTTGATAGTTCGGGATGGAAACCGCCAACGATAACCGATAATGGCTGGTCGCCTGCCTGCTCATGTAACGCCGAGGTCGTGCCCCAGATTGTACTTGATATATTCATGGGTAGCGGCACCGTTGCCGTTGTCGCCGAGAAGTTAGGCAGACGGTGGACAGGCATCGAGCTAAATCCCGAATACATAAAACTGGCCGAAAAACGAATCGGATTGAGGATGCCCCTATGACCCACAGAAACTACTGGATGGACGCTATCATGGAGTACGAACTGCGTAAGTGGGGTGAACGGCGGTTGACTCCGGCCATGATTCAAAAGCTGGTGTTCAAGGATGGCTACTACGAGTACGCAACACTGATGGCGGCTATCGTGGAATGTCGGCTTGATATGGACAAGAAGAAGTACATCGGTGCGTTACGCAACTTGGTAAAGGACGATGAGAAGATGCAGGCACTAAGACGAATAGGTGCGGTGTTACCGAATCCGTGCCCGCCAGACGATGCGGTTAAATCACTGGTGCCGAAACTGAGGGAGATATGAACCGCAGAACAAAGGAGAATGTATGAGTAACCCAAAGTATCGAGTGACGGTTGAGGAAAATGGGCCAGACGGGAACAGTATTCTAACCATCTACCACGACGAAAAAGAATTGGCGAGTTATGGAGATTATGGTGAACCGGAAGATAACTCCTTTAATCGGGATTGGTGGTGGGTTTCTGAGCGACTTAGAGAAGCCTATAAATTAGGATTTGCTGATGCAATCGCTACCATGACTGCAAATAGGGAAGCACAGAAACCATGAACCGCAACGCAAAGGGAGCCAGGTCTGAATGTGAGTATCGCGACATACTCGAAAAACAGGGCTACCAAGTAACAAGGTCAGGTGGGTCGCTTGGTGAATGGGATTTGATTGCTATCGGGTCATGTGTGATACTGGTACAGGTTAAATCGGGCAGTGAGAAGTATTGCAAGTCAGCGTATCGCAAGTGGAACGCGCCGAAGAGTCTGCCGTTGGGCGTGTTTTGGCAATTTGCGATGAAGGTGGATTATAAGGGCTGGTACGTGGCGGACTGTGACCACGCCGAAGGGAGAAAGATATGAGTGCATCACAAAGACAGTTGCTAAACCTTGGAGGTCATTACCCTGAGTTAGAGACCAAATTAAAACAGGCTGTTACTCTGATTCAGGAAGTGATTGACGATGTTAGGGAAGATATAGGGTCAGACGGGCAGTATGATAATGCCGCCGATGATGGGGCATTATGTTCGATGCTTGGACATGCAATCGGTATTATCAAGAGTGAATTACCACCATTTGAGGAAGGGAAAATATGAATATCCATCCAGACAATAGGAGTATCCAAGATTGGTCATGGATACAGTCTGCACTTGAAGATGAAGCGAATAGGGCCGCATTTATGTGTAGGCCGTCAGTCATGTTGGGCGTTAAGCCGGTTCAAGATGGTAATGCTTGGCTGGCGATTTATGGTGATTTGCCGAGTGGCGTTGTGGGCAGTGGCGATTCTCCAGAGCTTGCTATGGCTGATTTTGATAGGGCGTGGTACGCAAACCAGGAGGCCAAATGAAGCCCGATGAAATCACGGCGGCCCTGCGGTCAATACCGGAGGGGAAGGGATTGGCCTTTGAATTTAAGGCATTAAATAAAAGGCTTGAGTTGGAGTTGACCGATTTCGATAGACAAATGACCAAGAATTTTATCTATGCCCTCACCCTCCTTGCCGCATCGACGCTGCGGGAGCAGGCGACAATAGAGTCCAAAGACAATGCCTACCGTGAGCGCAATCAGTTGGTTGCATTTATCTCAAAACTATACCCGTCTCATTTAGCCATGCATCCCGATTCAGATGAGTCGTGGGAACGCGATTGGATGAACATTGTTTGTATCCATGCACCTTTCGGACAATTAACGTGGCATATCCACGATAGCGAAATTGGATTATTCTCTCATTTGCAATATGTCGAAGGTGATTGGGACGGTCATAGCACGGAAGAAAAATACAACCGTATCGCCGCCGCGCTGTCCGGCGAGCCGACCCTGCCGCCCGACCCGTTAGGCGATGCCTTTGCCACTTTGGGCGCAACGGTCAAAAGGGTATTAATCATCGCACAAGACCCACCGCTTTCTAACGCCCTCGAATCCCTGGCCCTCTGCCGCGAGAAGAGCGAGAAAGATAGATTGCTACTCAAAGCCGCTATGCACGCATTGAGAAGCTATCAATTCGGAAACGGCAGTTCTGATTTAGCCGAGAGTACGGCCAACACGATTGAAAAGCACCTCACCGCGGTGGTGAAGGAGGAATGAGATGGAGCAATATTTATTGCATGATAAGCTGGGCTATTATTGGATTTGGTACAGAGGTTCAAAAGACGAAAGGCCAAATCTAAATGGTCCTCATTCAGAGAAAATGATTAACCTGCCCGTGATTGAGGTTGACAATCCCATATCGTTTAAACCCAAGGAGGCCCCCGATGTCAAATGACAACCCGCCCGCCTCGACCGGCTGCCCGACGCCAAAGCTCGATGCGATGTTGGAGTATCACAAGACGCATCCGCGCCTTGATGTCTATTCGATAAATCAAATGGATATGAGAGCCATCGCCGCCGAGCTTGCACAGCTACGAGAGGACAAGGAGAGGGCGGAAAGCATAAATAGCGACCTGTGGAAGAATATTTATAAAATGGAAAAATTAACGCTCGATACAAAATTAAGCAATGAAAGTCGCCTGATGCACATTCTTGGTTTGATAAATGGCCTATGCCATAAATACCAGACAACGATTGCCGACTATAGAGCATTAATCAGCAGCGGAAGGAGGTCGACAAAGCTATGACACCATCAAAAAAGTTAGCTAAATTATTAGGGGTTAAAATGTACGCCGATAAATCAGGGTATAATTTTAGACCATACGCAACCAAGGAGGCCAAATGACGACGAAAGAAAAGATTGCGGAATTTCACGACCAACTATTTGACGGGAAAATGTCTTTGGAACAAAACGCTAAGTTGCTCTGCGACATCCTCGTCGAGATTCGTGAGAGCGCGGAGAAACTTAAAAAGCAAGCTGACCACCAGGGCGAAACGATAGTTAAGCTCAACAACCGCTTGTGGGCCACCGAGAGCCGATTGCAGAAACATGAGACTACTTACCACGTTGGATTCGATGATATAAAAAGAGAAACTAACGGGTATGTGGCTGCGGTTGGCATCGGTTCATGGACACCTGAGATGGTCAATGTGTTCAATAAGATTAAGCCTACCGAGCCAGAGTCGCAGAAATGCGATGGCTGCGGCATAGATAAACCCAAAAGGCCGTTTAGCTGGAGGATATGGCAAAGCTGGAAACTGTGCAATGAGTGTACACACGTGGCGGTTCACGCTAAGTTGCCACTTAAGCCAGGATTTAACAAAAAGTCCAAAGAGCCGGAGCCGCCGAAGTTCAAGGGGTATGAGTGGGTGCGCAAAGGCAACGAGTTATATCCGCATGAGTATGTGTTAGAAGATGGCAAATTGGTAAGCCACCATATTAAAGCTTTCGACAAAAGCTTGCCAGTAAGAGGTTTGAAAGATTCTTACATCTACCGCAAGCTCCCGCGAGGGTGCGTACAATCTGTACCGACCCTGACCTCCATGTGGATGCAATAGAAATGGCACAAGCCATTGCCATACTGCAACGGATACAGACTAAAATCGCCGGAGGGAAGTGATGCTTTGGAAACTTGGCATAGTGACAATCGCCCTGATGTACCTACTGGCATTAGGGCTGGGGATTAAAGACAAGATAAGGAAAAAATAATGACTCGTACACGCAAAAAAGGTGAGACTGGCATCAAAGCAAACTGTGATTTCTGTGGTGCCGAGTTTACCAAAACATACGCAAGGCATCGATTTTGTACGACACAGTGCCAACGAAAACATTTTACTAAACTTCAAAAAGAAAGGAAAAAGGAAAAGAAGGAAAATGTCATGGCCGTTTGCGCTTTCTGTGGTAAAGAGTTCACGCCATATAACAGCTATCAAAAATACTGTTCGGAATCTTGCTATGACAGTAGTGTTGCTGTTACCCGTAAAGAGCGCAATAGTTTCCTTAGAAACGCACAAACCACAAACAAAAAAAACGCACAGGATGTAATCTCTGTACGTTACTTTACGTGGGGTACTATACAACGGATGAAGGTTGCCATATTCGACAATCCGAATTGGGAGAATCTAAAATCACCGAAGCATGAGGATATGGTTCTTCTGGAGCGAGAGTTGGACTATATAGCTATGCAGTTTCAGAAAGAAAACATGACGGCAACAATGGTGCCGTGCTTTGAAAGGTAGGAAGGTATGGGCGGTGTCTTGATTGTAACGTTGATTGCGGTAGTAGGGTTGTTCTTAATCCCTGAATTATTCAACGAAACACTAACCTTGTTTGCGTTGGCAATGTACATACTGGGTGTTCTTGTTGGTGTGATTATTGTATGGGACGATGATTAGCGGAAGTCGAGGCCGTTGTCTTTGATAACGGCCATCATTGCGTTCTCTAAGGCCAGTATGACTTCTTCTTCATTCGGAATATTCATCCTATAGTGAGCAAAGATAGCGTGGTGCAACTCGTGATAGAGTGCACTACGCTGTCTTTCGTCAGATTCAAGGGCATCTATCCATATAGTCTTCCTGGTATAATCATAGGACGCATCACGCCGGTCTCCGTTAGGTTCGAGGAGGTGCTTACTTTTCTTAACAACCATGAGCTTCCAGTCATAGCCAAGGAACCTGAATGGACCAGATTTCATAGCGACCTCTTAGTGAACTTGATATAAGGTTTAAGCCTGTGGAATACCTTTTCTAATATAACGACGTCCTGTTTGTTGTGCTCGTAGATATAATCAAGCGATTGTTGGTCGCACTGCATAGCCTTGCGCCATGTTGACCATACCAACTTAGTCTTGCCCTTTATCCCCCAATAATCACAAACCGATTCAAGTCTATTACTGCCAAGTTTCAGGTTCTTCTTAACTGCATAGTATAAATCCAAATGCAGTAGTTCACCATAGACAGGGAAATCAATCTGGTGGTATAGTGCCCTTGACCTTAGAAACTTGTTATCGAAGTTTGTGCCATAGTAAGTACAGATAATGTCGTACTTGTGAGACGTAAGAACGTCCACCATAGACTGCACAATCTTCTTATCCTCAACCTTGGCATTGCGCATGTCCTTGAAATCTATCTTGTCACTAAGAAACTCATTCTTGCCAATAGTTTTAACAAACCACGTCAACATCATAGACGTAAACCCATCAGCATCAAGGTCGGAAGTCTCAATATCAAGGAATCCGATCTTGCCCGCTTTTTGTGCCTCGGCCCACCATTTGATAGACTCTTTGGGCATCTTATCTCTAAAACATTGTGGATGTTCCAATATGGTATGTCGGTGGCGACAGCGTGGCAGGCTTTTAACGTCAATTAGTATCGGTTGATTCCCATCTCCCATCACTTCTCCTTTTCGTTAGATGTCCACACAACCTTCCCAGTAGTCGTATCCATTACCCTGTACACCGTATTTTCATTAAGGGTTTTGGCGTGCATAATAAGAGCGTCAGGCTTATGTAGTTTGTCTCGGTGCATGGTAGCCCACATTTTATTTGTGGGCATATTCAACTGTATTTCGTAGGTATGCTTAGTGTCGGGGGCTTTCTTCTTGGTCATAACACTCCTTTAATGGGGTGGTGGGCAGGTTGATGGCATTAACTCAACCATCTCTCGGGCTACCCCATGCCCCTTGCCCCCTGCCCACCTTATTATGAAGGTGGCCACAACGACCATCTTCTACTCTCTAATATATGAAACCCCTCAACTGATGTCAAGGGGTTTCTGCGAGGTGGGATGGGAGAAGTGGGGTGAAAGGACTATGCGCTAATTCTCGTAAACCATGCGTCGCTCCATATATGAGCAGGCGTGACCTCAGAGTTTGGCCTTGTCGGGAATATCGGACTCTGACCGAGCACAGCACAGAATCCAGCATCTAAACACTCGGAGGCCTTGTCGGAGCATACGCCCACGCCACCAGGGATTTCGAGCCAGTTGATATGCTTTTTGCCGTCACCAAACCAGTCATTAATCCAGTAGTTGGGCAATTGTAAGATGTCATAGTTGATGCCAAACTTACCGACAAATTTCGCCCAATCCGATGGCTTTCTTTTCGTTATCTCTGCCATTTTATTGGACATAGCATTGATAAATTTAGCGTTAACTATGCCACCATAGTTATTGATTCGGAATAGATACCTCGAAGGCTTGTCACCCTCGAACATCTTGTCGAAGTCCGGTCGCCCGTAAATAACCATCTTGGCTTTCGGGAATGTCTGGCTGAACGTGCAAACCTCTGCATCTGTAACCCATAGTACAACCTCTGCGTGGGTAGCCCTCGACGCAGGTTCCACGAAACCGAGGTGGCGTTGGAACTCCTGAATCCTGCGAGCCAGAAACCCAGGACTCCATGAAACCCAAGCTATCCAATCCGCTGGCCTTATATCCATGACACACCCCTACTTATTAATTTTAATTGCAAAGGTTGTCTTGATAAACTTCCAGACTTTGACTTCGATTTCGATGAACCGTTTAACCGCAGGTAGTTCACCAATAATCGGTGCATAGGTTTCGTCCACGTTTTTGATTTTGAATGATGCCATGATTTATCCTTCTTTCTTGGCTTCTGTTTTCATGCCGGAACGCAGGGTTGCAAAACCCGTACCGTTAAGGATTCCCATAATAGTAATATAGGTGGTCTCGTCAATATATCCGAGAGCCTTTGCGATGGTAGCAATTCCCATGCCAACGGCCACCAGATACGTTTTCCATCCAGTCAACTTCATACATCCTCCAACTCATAGTGAGGCATATCGCAAAATTTCTTCCGCGCTCCACCCCACGTTACATTTATGTTTAATTGTTTGGCAACTATTAATACCCAATTAGCAAACTCTCGGATACCGTCGAAACCTTTCCAAAGAATCGGGTACGGCATAACGTCAACCGCCAGAGACGGCACCTTATTATGTTTACTGTCGGGCCACCTGACCTTACTGTATAATGGATATGCCTTTTCCTGTTCCTCTTTGGTGCGATGTCCGCAAATAATTGCACAGTCCCTATCCTTGATTACTTCTGTGAACAATCGGATAAGGTCGGGATGGCACGTATTGAGCCGTGCCATTGACCTGTTTGAGAATTGTGGCATTATCTCACCCACCAGTTAGATGCAGGGGCTACTCTGTTACGAGTGTACCAAGGACTATAACCCTGTTTGGTGATTACAAAGTCGTATTTCAATGAGTCCACGCCAGACTTAATGCTTGCCGATGGGAAGATGTCAAGGTAGCCGTAACCAGCAGAATCCGTTATTGCGAAGTGCTCTCTCGGTACTATGGCTACGGTATCAGCACCGGAAATATATGACCACGCTTTGTTGTTGGTTCTTGGTATTACCCTGAATACTGCGCTACCCACAGAGTCACCCAACACATCCCACGTATGAACGTAAGCACGTATCAGGGCAGGGTTAGATGGCGAACTGATTGTATTGGCAGTTACCGCTATGGTATCCTTAATATCAGCCGTGAATGTCGTAGTCTCTGGGATAGTGGATTGCGTGTAGTTGGGCATGAAGGCATAACCGTAGTAGGTTCCATCGTCTAATGCGAACACAGCCCAACCATCGGAGTTGGTAGCGTCGTAGTAGTTGGAGCCACCACCGCTTGCCTGTAGTCTCACGTTGACACCCTGAACACCACCAGTAGATGACTCAACATATATAGAACAAGCATTGGCACCAGAGCCAGTATCGCCAAGTCCCGAAAAATCATCTTTGATATTATTGTCATCGCCGGAGGCACCACTATAATCGCCGAGTTTGTTCATAATGGAATAGGTAAGGTCGAGTAGTACGTTTAAGACCGAGTTGGTATCTTCCCATGCCGCGCTGACGTTTGGTGCGCCTATATAACCCTTAATCGAATCGAGCGTAGTTCTCATGCCCAACACCCAATCGCCGATTGAATTATCGGCATACTCCCAAGGTGAGCTTGTATTCGGCGAACCGAGTAAGCCAAGTAGCGAGTCGGCTTTATTCCATAGACCCTTCAAGGTATCAGCCCATACGCCGCCTATGCCAGCCAGTGTTGAATCAATCTCGGTCTGTGTCCAGTACTGGCCTTTATCTTTCCATACTTTCATCACAGTACCAACGGGAGGATATGAGTTGAAGCCATCTTGTACGTAGACGAAACCGGAATCGGCGTCATAATCGGTTATTGTGGCCGACACAACCTCACCAAAGGCGTAGCTGTATGATATAATCTGTCCGTCAAGCGTTCCGGTTGGCGCAAGCAAGCTGGTCTTGAATTGGTATGACGCATTATTGGGCGAATCCAACACCGTACAGGTATCGAAGTCCGAGCCGTAAGGCGTGTAGAGATTGCCAGCGGCCCAAGTGTTTAGGGTAATGGTGTCGAGTACACCACTGCCACCCATATTCGACATCAGCCATGCGCCAATTTTAGAGGTATCAATTATGGTGGTATCGTTTTCTCCAAATATGGCATCGACCATTTCTGACCGTGTGGCCGTATTGCCAACGTTCAGGAGCGTATCGCCGGACTCAACCGTATCGGTTGGCGTAAACACTAATTCTTCATGGCCCTGTAACAAGGCGAGAATCGAAGTAGTGTCGGTGCTGCCTACTCCCAAGGCGTCAATATCCGCATCAATACCATCGAGACCGTCGCCGTTTGTGTAATCATAAAGGCTGAGTATATAATATCCTATATCTCCAGCGTTTTCCACGTAAGCACTTAAGTCGAATTTCAGCATTTTGCCAAAAACATTAATATTAACAACCGATGAATCCAACGCGCCATCTTTGAAATCTTCCGGTGCAATAGTATCATCGGTAATGGTTAGGGTGTTGACATCGACTGCATCGTCAACCTGAGCGTTGGAAATCGTGCCCCCCATTGTATCGTAATTGGCGGCATTCTTATTGAGCGAATCTGACATTGCCCCCATATCGCTCATTGTCGCCGTCGAATCGAACATAACCCTGGCGGATTGCACATAATTAGAATCATTCATTACGTCTCTAACGCTGTCTGCAACCGCCTTACCTATCGCAATTCTTGTCGCGCTTTCACAAATAAATGTCCCTGATTTCGGCGTTCCCCATCCAGTACCTCCGTTTTTATAGCCAACCGATGTATAGGTGTAATTTCCTATTCTCGGAGACGCCACGATAACCCGAATGGCATAGTTTGGGAATTTAGTGCCCCCGAGATCAAGCGTCTTGATTGTTGCCGCATTGTAGGCTCCTTTTAGGGCATAGACGGAATCGCCGACCGGAGATATGACGGCAACGGCAACGGAATCGCCTGATGCCAGAGCCACGCCGTTGATGTTGCCAACGGAGTCAATCAGGCTCAGCGGCACATAGAGCGTATCGGCCCCATAGGCGCCGACTGCCCATGTTAGCAATAAAAAGATAAGTAGCTTTTTCATGTTATCTATCTCCGGTTAATAAGTTTCGCCGTCTTGCGCTTGTGGCTGCCGACTCAGTGTAATATACCCGCACCGCCAGAAAATCGAACGATATGCTTGTCACCAAAGCATCGCCGATTGAACAAATAATTACGCTGAAATTGTCCGCGTTGATATGAACAGGACCAAATTTAGAGGTGTCGCTGACATCTATATAACGTATGCTGTCAATGGCATCTGCGAAATTGGCAAAGCTCCACGTGCTGCAATTGGGTCTTTCAAAGAGCGGAACGGCCACCGTTACAGGCTCGTTACAATCACCGCATACATAGGTTGATTGGTACAGCACCATCAGGCTGTCGACCGTTGCGGTCAACGGGATATCGGCCCCGTCGAAGGTGTGCACTTTCAGCGTATCGGTATCGCTTGCGCCGGTATGCAGCGCATAGCTCCCGTTGTCGCTCAGAATATTAGTGTCGTCGGTCCATCCGAGGGACGTAACCTGAGTCGGTATTTTTAATATAGACGCACCAGAGGCGTTTTGCATTATAAGCAGACATAGGCCCGCCATTAGATATAATCGTTTTATAGCCATTCAACCTCAAACCCCGTGACGTTCTCGGCTAAAACCGTGTAGCCCGATTCGCCATAGAGCAGAATTGTATTATTGACAAACAGGATATTGCCCTGCCTGTCCAGTTCCAATGGGTTAGGCTCCAGCTCGGGGATAATCACCCTGAACAGTGTCTTGTCATCAATTAGAATCGAAAAGCAGTCCACGTTTTCCGCAACTGGATGATATGGCGAATTGCAATAGGTGTATATTACATTCTCTTGAAAGTGAATATACTCGTCCGTCTCAGCGGTCATTGGAAACGGATATCTATTGGGAATTACTATCGTGCATTTCATATTGAACCCTTTCGTTAAATGGTTATCGGTTTAAGAGTCCGGTTCGATAATTAATATATTTCGTGTGAACGTACAACGAATCGCTGTCTTGCAATGTAGCAGTCCAGAGACGTACCCACACCCAGCGATAATCAGGGTTGGCGGGACGGGTATTCAGGGCTGTGATATCTACGGTATCCGGCGAGGCGTGAGTACTTTTGGCAAAACGAGTTGCCCCAGAAAAGGTGTTGTCGGTATCGACCCAGATAATAGACGAATCGGGCGGGCCAGTATAAACATATCGTATCTTTGCCGACGATGTTGTCGAATCAATTTGCGTCAGAGTATCAATGGTAATCGAGGCCGCTGTCGTTGACCAGTGCGCAGCCAACGCCATGCGTATGCCAGGGGTAGCTATATTAGACCAGTTGGCTTGAAAGAGATTAAACGAATCTTGCGATGCAGCAGATGCCAAAGACGTTGTGCCGATTCCAGGTGCCGATGACACTCCAGTATAGATAACATCAAGAGTCAGGGTATAAACCGTATCAGTGGTTAATGCAAAACTACAAGGGATAACCTCTCTTTGCATAGTATTGTTGGTAGTTAACGTCAAAGTATCCGAAACAAACTTTTGCTTTGCAGGATTGCCGCCCGCGTAACTGTATATTCCGATTACCAGTTTAGATGCTGCACTATTATCGTGTATCCACGCTATCAGGGTATCTATTGTTTCGGTTCCGTCCGAGGTTCGGGTTAGGGCCGAAACCCTGTTACCATAGCAAGCATTGGTGTCGACGGCTGTGCCAACTCCAGTGAACGCCGAATCCAACCCAAAGTACCCATCGGCCAGAGCGACACTCGGCATCGCAAAAATTGTTAAGATTATCAGTAATCGTTTCATACTCAATATCTCCTATTTTAGGTACATCATATATTGACCTTCAACCGTATCGGGATTCACGGGTTCGGCATCGGTTACAAACGTTGAATCTGCCGACACAGATTTGTTGTGGCTGGCATCCTCGGAACGTACCCTATAATGATACGTAGAACCTGCAAGCAAATTAATTAAATCAACAATATGCGAAGTGCGATAACCCGCTACGGTTTCATTAGAACCATAGCTGGCCGTCAATCCATAATTAACCGTATCTGTTGCCGCCTCGTCTGTGGTCCATGTAATACGGGCGGTCGATGAAGTAATTAGCGATACCGCAATATTGGAAATAACAGGCGGGGTTTCGTCGGCCTCGCCAGAAGTTGCACCAAGCGTCAGGGTATCGGTAAACGAATCCCAATCGACAGTCAGCGTTCCCGTATCGGCATCTGCACCCTTACTGGCAATCAACGTAAAAGGATTGAATCCCGTCGAATCTCCTGTGTGCGTTCGATGTTCAAACCAATATGTTACGGCTCCGGTGGCTATGCCGTTTTCGTTTGTCGTGGTCGTCAATACCGTTGCGCCATAGTTATTTTTGGCTATGACATCGGCACTCGGTACGGGTTGGGAATTGGAACCGAGTACGAGAATTGAAAGTGTTCTTTGTAATCCTGTTTCGTCATTATGGTTGGCGTCTGTGGCCCACGTGATGTTAGAATCATAAACTCCGGTGCCATAAACAAAATCTTTGTAATATAAATCGTTGCCAAAACTGGTCTTGGTAATATCCCAATAGTTATGTCGAAATGTCGACGTTACCGACAATCTTGGGCTAATCCAATCCAACGAATCGGCCCACAACCTCAAATAATCACCGCCGCAGTTTGCGCCACCCGATACCATTAAGAAGGCATCGCTGTAAAAATGATTCTCGTAGATTTTGGCCTCGCCCTCGTAATCGGTCGAGTCACCATAACTACAGTCTAATACCAAGGCCCTTGACGTTACACCACCCGACGAACCGAACTGACTGGCCGATATGTAATTATCGTGGTAACTGACATTGGTTCCGGGGTCGCCGCCTATAACAAGACCAACAATTATATTCTCATAGGAATCCGTAGCGGCCACCGTATCGCCGGTTGTAACGTAACGATTATTGTAATCGTCCATATTGTATATCTGCCCGCCCGAATCAATACTGCGGGATTTACGAGCATAACAGGTTCTATATTCGGGACGCACAGAATTACCGCAATGGACATCAACATCGTTCCCTGAAACTATTATCGGCGTTGAGATGGTACCCATTGGGTTTTCGGTCATTATTCCCTCGCCGCCTTCGTATGTAGTGCCGGAGCGAATATAATTATTCGTAATTCGAGAGCCAGGGCCGGAGAATCTAAGCAAGATTGCATAGGCGTTTCCGGTTCCGCCGCAGGCACCGCCTATATCAAGCCGATTGCGCTGGTCGACTGTAACCGTACAGGCATTGATGATTGTACGAGTAAGGAATGATGCACCATGCCCCATGTTGGCAAAGCCCTGAGCCGGACAGGGAGTA